GCCGGGTAATGGCATCCATGTCTCCCGTCTTGAGGGTGGCAGCGTCGATGCCAGCACCTAGCCGGGAAAGGCCTGCCGTGTTGCCGTCATAGGCGCGGCCAAGAGCCTGCACAACTGTGTCTAGGCTTTTCCCGGTGCCCGCACTGATGTCCAAAGCCAAGGAAAGGGCCTTGTTAGCCCCTTCTACGTTTCCGATCGACCGGACCAACCTGTCATAACTCGGCCTGAGCTCGTCGTCGGCCACTCCAAGACTGCGCTCGAGCGAAGACACGTAGGCCTCGACAGGGGCAGTGTCATGCGCAAGGCCCAAATTTGTCAGCGTTTGTGCCAGTTTGGCGGAGGCGGCTTCGTCCTCGATGGCGGCTTTTACGCCGTCGACTCCCAGTTTTACGGCGAATGCCCCGGCCGCTGCCCCGGCAGCGATTAAAGCGGGTCCGAGCATGTTGCTGAGGGTGCCGCCGAAGCCTTTGACCCGGCCTTCGGCGTCCGACATATTCCGGTTGAAGTTCTTCAGGTCAGCCGCAAGGAATACCGTCAGAGTCTTGGCCATTAGATGGTGCTCCACTTCAAGACGATACGGTCGACCGCCTGGGCCCATTCTTGCAGGGCCGGACCCTGATAGGCACGAACGCGGCTCATCCAGTCAGTTTGTTGGAACGGCGCGAAGGACCGTTCGTCCTCGGGCTTTGAGTACCACTTGCCCGCCGGGCCCAGGTCGGATGGGGCTCGGACCATCGTGGCCGTACCGCCTCCGGACAGGACTTTACGGTTGCCGCCGATTTGCACGGCAGGGATACGGTCCCGCTTGGCCTTGACGCTGGCGGCGATCACTTCGCCCCACGGACCTGCCCCGTATAGGGCGGCGTTTTTCCATGCGGGGACCATGTGCCGGTCGGCGATGCGCTGCGAAGACTGCCGTAGTTCGGCCGAGGCCGCCTTGGGTAGTTCGCGGAAGCCCCTTAGGACGTCGTTCAGGCCTTCTATGTAGGAGTCGAACTGCTTAGCCACCGTTCAACTCCTCGAGGATCGTCGCCAGTAGGGCCGGTTCGTACTGTTTGACTTCCTCGATGGGCCTGCCAAGCCGGATCGCGACTTTGACTAGGAGTCTTCGTCGTGATCCGACTGGGTAGGGTCCACGTCACGGCCTAGCGTGATGCGGGCCCGGTGCTCCCGTGCCCACAGTTTCACCTCGTCAAGATTCTTCGGATCCCGGCCCTCCACGTTTAGGAAGGCGATCGTCAGTCTCATGCCGTGCTCGGAAGTCTTAGCCCTCGGATCCTTTGCCACGAGATCCTCGTAGGTCCAGAAGTCAAGGGACTGGGTTTCGATGATGCGGGGTTCCGCCTGGTCATCGAGGTATACGTGTAGCTGCGGAAACATGGGCTTCCCCGTTCACTAGGTTTGATTTAAGAGAATGAGACAGTGCCGGTGAAGGACACCGAACACGTGCCGATGCCTGCGGCGTCGACGGTCATTTCCGCAGACTCGATGCTCATCCCGTTACCGGCCCAGTGACCGGCAGCGGAACGGACATCGACAGCTACCGTATTGGCGCCCGCAATGGCGACCTGAAGCGCATCGTATAGGCCGCTATTCTCGTCGTACAGGAACTCCAGCGAGATCGTCGAGTTGAGGTCGGTCTGAGTGAAAGCGACGTCGCTCAGGGTGGGGGTTCGGACAATGGTCGGCGTCGTGGTGATGGTGCCCGACGTGACCTGATCCTCGTATCCGATGGAAGCGACATCGACCGTGAAAGCCGCTCCGGCGACGGAAACAACTGCCATGTTAGTTCTCCTTCATGTGTGCCGAGACGGCGATCTCGGTCGTGTAGACCGTGCCCTGAGCCCCTGTATCGGACAAGGAGGGCGGGTTAACAAGGTCGACGTTAAAGCCGGTTGGAATGAGGCCTAGGAACAGGTCGACGGCGTTTTCGATGTCGAGGACTGCCTGGGCGTTGTTGCGGGGACTGATGACGATGAGGACGCGCCACCGGGCCCGGTAGTTCAGGTTTGAGCCAAGGCGCTCGGGTACCAGCCAAGGCGAGTCAGGGACGATGACGACGCATGGCGGAATCGGCACCGCTGGCACGGTGTCATATATGCGGAACCCCTGATCCGTGAAGGCGTCGACGAGGGATTCCCGGGCTTCGGTCGTGAGGGCGGTCATCCCACCATGCCCCCGACGTTCAGGTACGGGCCGAGAAGGCTCATCACGCGGCGAGTAAGCCACACGGAGAGGCGGTAGGGGCCGGGCGTGAAGTCAATGGCGACGGGCTGGCCGCCTGCCGACGTGCGGGACTGGAAAATCTCAATCGCGACGGCTAGGGCGGCTTCCTTGCAGGCCGCCGGTTCTGCCGAGTAGGCAGCGGTGGTGATGAGGGCCCCCACGATGTCGTCGGCCGCCTCGGCGACCTGATCTAGCACGGCGTCAAGCGGGTCGGCGTACTCGAGCTCGAGTGCGTCGGCCAGTTCTTCGCCGGTGACTAGTGACATTGTGGGGGCCCTCCTGCGGCCTAGTTCTCGGCCAGTCGAACGAACCCGGCGGGGATGTAGACAGCCGTGGCGCCGTAACCGTAGATCGCCACGTCGCGACCCAGCTGCGGCACGTTCTCTGCCTGGGCGAGGCGCGGGCCGTCCTCGAACCACCGGGCCGAAAGACCATTCATAACGATGGCGTGACGGTCGGCGTCGGTGTCGAGCCACTTGGCACGCACGACCTGAACGCCCGAAACCTCGACGCGGAGCGTCGAAGCGGTGGCAAGGCCGCTCACGTTGTTCGGCGAGTACGGCGCCGGAATGAACGTCGACCACCCGCCGATCGCCTTCATAAGGGCCGTTGATGCGAGCACGACGGTCGCGGGGGCGCCGGTGGCGTCCTCGACCTCCATGGACGCCTCGAAGACGGCCTCACGGAAGACGCTGCCATCGGTGTCAGCCGACAGGTCGTACACGTTCGTGTTCGAGCCACCGACCCACAGATCGTTCGTAAACTTCCGATCCGTAACCGCGTTGTACGACGCGATCATTCGGAGGTTGTGGGCCTCGATGTAGGACGGGCTCGAGCGCTGAAGCAACTGGTAGGAGATGTCCGACCCGGCGGCATACGTTTTAAGGGACGCGGTGCCCTTGTCGATGCTGATCAGGACGCTGTTCACCTCGTCCTTCTCGTCGACCTGCTCCTCGACGATGTCGAGAAGCGAACCTGTGATGTAGGGCCAGTTGATGTCCATGCCGGACTGGCCGGGGTTCTCGGGGCCACCCGAGGCGGTGATGACGGGGCGGCCAAGATCGACAAGGCCCTTGACCTGCTGCACCCAGATAGGCGGGTTCACGCCGTCATTGTTGGCGAGTACCTGATCGGCCAAGGCCCGGGACTCGGTTTCCCCGGCGTAGACGGCCTTGCAGTAGTCGCCAAAGCTGCGGAACTGGGCGAGCGGGTGCTGCGGCTCGCTGGTGAACACGCGGGCTTGAATGTCGCTCAGGGTCTCTCGGACCTGGGCGACTGCCTCGCGTGCCTCGACGTCGACGGCCGGGACCTCGGCCGCCTCCGTGGTCACGGTGTCTGACATTGGTACTCCTTCTTCTCTGATTGCGCTAACGCCTGCGTTGGCGTAAGCGGGCATGTGAGTCTGGGACACCTCGAGGAGGCGGGCGCGGGTGTGCCGCACGGCCGTCTTGGCTCGGTTCCAGACACTTTCGACGGGGCTGAACCCGACGCTGAGACCTTTGGAAGCGCCTCCGCGCATGAGCGTTGCGCCATCACGACCGGCGGTTGTGTTGAGGATGTCGAACCCGATGTACAGGCCATCCTCGCGGTTCTCGGCGTCCGTGATGACGCCGATGGGCTCACCATGCCGGTACGCGAAGGGCTTGCCGATGACGTCGGCGGGGTCGAAAGCGTCCCGGCCGAATGATTCGGCAAAGCCGCCCAGGTCGGTTGAGTCGTCGTAGGGGACGGCACGGCCGTAGCCGGAAGCGATCACATCACCGGCTTCCGTGCCTTCCCTCAGCTCGATGATGAGATCCGTGGCTACTTCGGTTGTCTTCATGCCATGAGTCCTAACGTCGGGAGGTCGAGGAGGTCGCGGGCTTCGTCACGGTCGAGGACCTCGAGCGGCAGGAGCGTTGCGACGATTTGGGACAACTGCTCGGGGTTGCTGCGGAGGAATACGGACGTGTCGAACGTGACGCGGTGGCCCCGGGGCGTGACGTCGTTCATGGAGAGGCGCTCGGACACGTTGAGCATGACCGGCGTCAGAGCCGTATCGAGCAGATTACGATACAGATCTGTCCTATTGGCGTAGGTCAGGCTCGTGCCCGGGACTCCTGCTCCCACCCATACTGGATCCAGATTCGCCACCCGGGCCAAAGCGAGTGCCGAGGCGTTCCTAGCCTCAACGAGCTGCAGGTCGCGGGCGTTCCACCCCATCTGGTCGGCTTCGATGACGCTGTTCAGATAGGCGGTTGACCGGTTCGCCCTGGCGGATTCCCACGCTTCGAGGATGTCATCCACCATCGATGCCGGGAGATCCGCGCCCGTGTTCTTGAGGACGACAGTCGGCATGGGGGTCTCGGAGTAGCGGAGCGTGGCGGCCTCGAGGGCGGCGGCCGTGTTAATGGCGGTCGCCCCGACTCTCAGCCATCCTCCGAGGCCATCGCCGTAGAACTTGATCACATCGCGGGTCGGGACTGGGTTGCCCAGGTGGTAGAACGGATCCGACGGCGGGTAGGCGTTGACGTCGACGCCGAGGTTCCCGCCATTGAGGTCGGTGACGTCCTGCGTTCGCATGGGGATGATCTCGGCCGGGAAACCGTCCCACGTGCGGGAGATTACTCGCCAGTAGGCCACGTCATAGGCGAGCAGGTCCGTGATGAGGCGCTGCATCACGGCCGAATACGGCAGGGTCGAGGATGGGTGCTCGAGGAATGACCGGGGCCGCACGGGCCCGTCTGTGACGTATTCGCGCAGCGGGAAAGCGCTAATGGTGTGGGTGTATGTCTTCAGGGCCTTGGCAAACGCGGGGACTTGAACGGCCGTCGACATCGGCACGACGTTGCCGTAGGAACTTGCGATGGAGGCAATCAGGGCGCCTGCTTCGCGAGCGTGCGGGACCGGGCCCTCAGCCTTGGACGCTGCCGCCTCGGCGATAAGGGCCTGATCCCGCACAACTCGGAGTGAACGGGGAAACGCCACACCGTCACACTACAGGCCTATAGTTCGATAGGGCTAGTCCGTTTGGGCGTGTCGTCATGCCCTTTTTCGGCTATAGATCGTCGGCACCGGCTTGGGTGTCTTGGCTGCCTCGGCTACTGCGAACATGACGGCCCGGGCCGCGTACACTCCGCCCCTGCCCATGGGCGCGGTCATGACCCAGCCGCCTTGGCGCTTGGAGATGGTCGAGGCGCCGAAATGCTCCTGAAGGATCTGGGACCCGTCGTGCCGGATCAGTTTCTGGTCGAACAGGTCGAGGAGGACCTTGGTCGCGGTGACGGCCTCCCGCTGGCCAACGAGGCCGTCGAAGCGTTCCCGTAGGCGCTCGGCATAGGTCGGGGTCACGAGGACGTGCACGGACGGGTGCTCTTTGCGGATAGCAGCTAGCCGATCGTCGACCTCGCGGATGGTCCGGTGGGTGGTCACGCGGATGACGTACCGGCCGTTTTCGTCCATGGCGGCTATGGCTACGGCATGGCCCATGCCGTCGAAGTCGGATTCGACTGCGATTGTCCAGACCCCTTGCGCGGGCAGTTGGGCGTCCCGGTCGAGGGTGCCATCCCAGGCCGAATCCTTCAGCCAATGATTGGACCTGACTACCCACTGATTCAGGTACTCGCGGCGCCAGGCGGATTCCTCCACGTTGGCCCATTGCTGCCTGAGGAACGCCTCCCGCTTAGGGGTCCATTCCGGGCTCGCCCACTTCCAAGTCTCCACGTCGTCGGGCTCGGCCTCGGCCGGTGCCGACCACTCGAGGAGGAGGACCGGGCCGGGGTCGGCGTCGTCCAGGCGGTCGAGGGCCCGCTGCCGATAGGCGGTCATGAGATCCGAGGTCGAGTCCCCGGCCGTGCTCACGAGGTACAACTGCGGCATGTTCCGCTCAGCCATGGTCGGCGCCAAGGCGTCGTCGACCACTTCCCGCTTCACCTTCCACGCCTCATCCACGAACACCATGGAAACGCTATAGCCAACGCCTGCCGAATCATTCGCCGCATGCACAAGCCACCGGTCGCCCGAGGGGAGTTCGATGCCGGCATTCTCGTTGCCCCAGCGAGCGGCCTTTTTCCCGTAATGCTCGACGGCCCAAAGACCGGCGGGCCGCATCACCTCGAGCGCCGTCGACCGCCGGTTCGCTACATGGAGAATTGTCTGGGTCTCGCCGAACACGTCGGCGTGATGCATCCGCCACACGCATAGCGCCCGGGACAGAACTGACTTCCCCGACTGTCTCCCTACCGTGATTATCACCGTGGACCAGATCAGGGCCCCGTCCTGGTCATGCTCGAGGGCCCGGTCGAGGGCGTAGGCCTGCCAGCCTCGCAGCTCGAGGCCGAACACGTTTGAAAGCCACGCTTTAGCGGCCTGCCCGTAGGACCCCCGTACCGGCTCTGGACGGCCCGTTTCCAATCTGGGAAGGATGAACCCATCCGGATGCAATCGGGGCCCCTGAGGCGCCTTCTGGTCCGTTCTGGCCCCCTTGGGGGAAAGAAGCG